GTAATGCGTGGCTAGGGGCAAGTCCAAGGCGAAGTTCCCGCCCGCCCCGCTCTTCCGGGCCCCCGGGGACTGGGTGTCCATCGACCCGGCCAGCGGCAAGAAGGACACCATGGCGGTGGCCTGGCACCGCACAGAGCCCCTGGCCTTCGTCGGCCTCCGCCACGACCAGATGGACGGCATCGATAAGGCCATCGGCGCCAGAGACCTCGTTGTCATCGAGGGCGGTGGGTTTGTCGGCGCGAACGCTCAGAGCGCCCTGGCGCTCGAGCGGGTCAGGGAAAGGTTCCGGTGCGTCTCCTGGTTCGCCAACGTGCCATGTGTCGATGTGTACCCCGATCACTGGCGCTCAGCGCTCGAGCTCGCGGCTCGACCACGGAGACAAGCGGTTGCGGCTCAGCGCACGATGTGTAGACTACTTGGCAAGCCAGGTGCTCACCCCGGCTTGTCGCTTGCACGGCAAGCGACTAACGATGATAAGCGAGCAGCACTGCTCATAGGCTGGGCCTGCTGCGTCGCGTGGAACTGGCTCTGAAGCCACGAGGTACACATGGACGACCCGGCCCCCATCGCCACCGAAGACAAGCCCAAGCGCAAGCGCCGCAAGTCCAAGCACCGGATGCCGGGCAAGATTCCAAACCAGGTCGTCGAGGACATCCTGGTCAATACCACCAAGCAGAAGCCCAAGCCGCCCAGGTACGTCCAGACGCCCGAGTTCAAGGCGTACATGACCAAGTCCATCAAGCTCCGCCCCGCTGACTTCGGCAAAAAGACCATGCGCTTCCTCGATGAGCTCATCAAGCGGGGCAAGTACCCCGACTACGAGCGCGCCATCGTTGCCTGCGTCTATTACGCGCAGGAGCAGGGCCGCAAGTCGGGCACCGGGTGGTTCATTAGCGCGCTCAAGCGCGCCCAGAAGCGCTGGGGTAAGTGATGCCGGGCTTCTCCATGGAAGACGCGCCCATCGTTCAAGACGCCCGCGTCATGACGACCGACACCCCGTTCACCCTGCCCGCCGAGGTCACGGTCTATGACCCTGACAGCCGGACAGGCATGGTCGGTAAGGCCTCCATCGTCGAGGGCCTCCTTGCCGAGTCCCTTGCGAGCATCAAGGCCTCGCTCGACTACCTCTACGGGCAGATTGGGCCCGACTCGTCCCCCGCAGAGGAGGACATCGTTAACACCTTCAAGTCCATCGCCATTGACCTTATGTCAATGGTGGCGGGGCTCACCGGGTATCACGATGCGGCGCTCAAGCCCAAGCACCGGGCTGTCAGGTCCGTCTACGTCGCGATGCTGGCCAGGATGAAGGATAACGACATCCAGGGCGGGGGAGAGCCCGGCGAGCTCGCCCGGTTCGCGGAGGATGTCGTGGACTTCCTCGAGTGCGTGCATGTGTGTATGCTTGAAGGCACAACGCGCCAGAAGCGCCACTACTACAAGAAAAGGTTCATCGATGGATGAGGGCCTGGACCAACCGCTGAGCTACCCCGAGCCCGAGGACATAGTCCTTTCTTTCAGGCAGCGGGAGCAGAAGAAGCGAATGCTTATTGTGCTCGAGTCCCTTGAAGCGGGGCATTCCCGCGCGTCCTCGGCAGCGGCAGCTGGCGTGTCGCCTCAGACGGTGGTCCAGTGGACCAGGCGCGGGCGGGACCAGATTACGCATGTCCTCTACCCCTGGTTCTACCACCACATCTCCCGGGCCGAGGGTACGGGCGAGCAGAAGTTCGCTGACATCGTGATCCGCGAGGCGACTGAAAACCACAACTGGCGTGCCGCCATGTTCATCTTGCAGAAGCGGTACAAGTGGAACGGGGGTGCTGAGATGGACAGCGAGACCCAGCGCGAGCAGCAGAAGGCTCAGCTCAAGAAGACCCAGGCGGACATCAAGTACGTCGAGGCCCGCACCAAGAACATCGAAGAGGGGTCTGAGGAGGGCGCGCTCGACCGCCTCAAGGACCTCTTGGCCGAGGTCCGCGAAGAGCGGGTCGGCAAGGTAGATGACGCTGACGCGGTCAACTAGGAAGGAAGACGAAGTCCGCAAGTGCGCAGCGGACTTCCGGTACTTCTGTCGGTATCTGAAGATCGTCGACAAGAAGACCAAGCTGGTCTCGCTGAAGCTCAACGAGGCTCAGGAGATACTGGTTAGCGCCATGGAGGAGCACCCCTGGGTGTTCGACCTGAAGGCCCGCCAGCTCGGCGGCACCACCGGGGTCGCGGCTTACGCTTTCTGGCACGCCTACTTCCAGCCCAACCTCCGGGTGGGCGTGATGGCGCAGTCCCGCGAGAGCGCCGAGCAGATATTTGAGATCTACCGCCGGTTCTACAACAACCTGCCCAAGTGGATGCAGTTCCCCGTTCAGAAGTCCAATGTGCGGGAGATGCTGTTCTTCCACGGCGGCATGGTCCGGGTCTTCACGGCCAACAGCCAGTCGGCCCGCGGCACCACCTACAACTTCCTGCACTGCTCTGAGTTCGCGTTCTACAGCGACGTGGAGCGCACCATCCAGGCGGCGTTCCAGACGGCGACGCCGGATGCCACGGTGGTGATGGAGACCACGGCCAACGGTCTCAACTACGCCCACGACCTCTGGGCCAATGAGAATGGCTACCGGAAGGTGTTCTTGCCCTGGATGCACGCCGAGGAATACACCCTCGAGGAGCGGCCCCAGGGGCTCGGCACCAAGGTGCCGAAGCCGTGGCGGGAGTACGCAGACAAGTACAGCCTGACCAAGGCTCAGTTGTTCTGGGCGTTCGACACGTACAGAACCAAGTGCGGGTCCAACTGGCAGACGTTCCACCAGGAGTACCCGGCAGACGCCGAGATGGCGTTCATCACGTCCGGCGAGCGCTTCTTCAACATCATCTTCCCGCACGTGCGCGCCAAGGCCGGCTACAAGCGTTATGGGGAGCCCGAGAAGTACCACGTCTACTCGATGGGCGTGGACACGGCCAGCGGGTCGCCATCGGGCGACTACTCGTCGTTCTGCGTCATGGACGTTACCGACAAGGAGAAGCCGCATTGCGTGTCTACCTACTACGCAAGAGTCCCACCCACCGAGTTCTCCTCGCGTGTTCTCGAGGAGGCGATGGAGTGGGAGGCTCTGGTGGTGGCCGAGAGCAACTCCTACGGGTTAAGTGTCATCGAGTACCTTATCGGCGACGGCTACTCAAACCTCTACCGCCGCACTCAGTTCGACAAGATGGCCAAGCGGTGGCGGGAGGACCTGGGCTTCGCCACTTCGGTCGCGACCAGGCCGGTCATTCTGGCCAAGCTCCACCAGTTTGTCAGCGAGGGGGCTCTGATCGTGAACGACGACCGGATGAAGGCGGAGATAAACACCTTCATCTACAACAGGAAGGGCAAGCCCGAGGCAGAGGGCGGAAAGCACGATGACATGGTGTTCGCGTGGGCCCTGGCGCTCGCCGGCATCAACCAGATTGACGCACTAAAGGAAGAAAAACTGTCTAAAAGGCCCTCCACCTTGCGCGAGATCTTGGCATACGAGCGCGCAACGGGTAGGATCTTTCGCGATGAGTGGGAAACGAGTGACGAAGAGTCACTCGACGTTCTCTCTCAGCCACATTTCACCCGCAGGGGTGGTCAACCCGCCAAGCTTCCACGGCGTTAAAAGGAGAAACCATGGGATTCCTCAACGATGAGCAAACCGGCGAGCTTATGGCGAAGCTGGAGGGCACATTTGAGTCCGAGGACACCCTTCCGTCCGAGACCGTGGACGTAAAACCCGAGGTCGAGGCTGCTCCGGCAGCCGAAGAGACGGTCGAAGTGCAAGCCGAGGCCCCGGATGTACCGGGTGTCCCCGATGAGCTCGAGACCGAAGCCGGCAAGAGCGAGGAGCGGCAAGAGGCTGCGTCAGATGACGGTTCTGGCGAAGCTGACCCCACTCCCCCGGGCCACCGCGTCCCGTATAAGCGGTTTAAGGGCGTATTGGACGCCCGAAACAAGTACCGAGGCGAGGCCGAAGAGGCAACGGCGCAGCTGGAGGCATTCCGCACCCAGATGGAGTCGATGCGCAATGAGGTCGCTACCCTTCGGAACGTCCAACCCGCTCAGCCGGCAGGGAACCCGCAGATCGATCCATTTGACGCTGAGCTCGACAGGCTCCTCGGTGAAGATGTGCCTCAAGGCCTCCCGAAAGAGGTCCAGGCGCAGATGCAGGCCATGGAGGCCCGCATCCACCAGCAGGAAGTCCACGTTGAGCGCGAGCGTCTCCGGCGCGAGGTCGCCGATGTCACAACTTCGTATGACGAAGGCCTCCGGACCGATATTCAGCACGTTCTCTACAGCGCCGTCCAGCGCGATCCGAATGTTGACCTTGGACGCACTGCGGAACAATACGTTGCCTGGCTGGCCTCTCGCGAAGAGGCCGCCATCGCCCGCTACCTCGCCGACAACCCCCAGGGCCAAGCCCCTGAGCCCGGTGAGGCAGCGGCACCATCCACTCCAGCTCGCCCAAAGCGAGCGGGAACCGGGGCCAGCAGCATCGCTTCCGCAGCCGACAACAAGGGATACAGGACGATCTCAGAGGGCACGGATGCCCTCTTTGACGCCCTCAAAAAGGGGCGCGTCAACCTCTTCGGCTAACGGGAGTTAGACAATGCCTGCTACCATCGGAACCGTCGACAGCGCAGGAACGCTGAGCGATATCCTCAAGGAATACTACATCGGGCCGCTCCAAGAGCAGCTCAACAACGAAGTCATGGTCCTGGAGCTCTTCGAGAAGGCGAAGATCTCCTGGGCTGGCAAGCAGGCCGTCGTGCCTGTGCATGTCGGGCGCAATACCGGCGTCGACTTCCAGGCCGAGGACGCCACCCTCACGGCGGCCGTCAATCAGGTCGTCAAGCGCCTGACCTTCACCTCTGCGTACCTCTACGGCCGCTTCGAGGTCACCGGCCCAGCCATCGCGGCTGCCGCCAAGGGTGGCACGGCGAGCTTCATCGGCGCGCTCGAGTTGGAGATGGACAAGCTCAAGAACGATATCCGCGACAGGTCCAACCGGACCCTGACGAGCGGCAATCGGGTCGCGGGCTTCATTCACGAGAAGAAGGCCCCGGGCGGCGCAGCGGACTGGGAGTTCCGGGGCGACTTCCCGAAGCTCCAGAAGGCTTTGGACGAGAAGACCGCCGCTGTCGCGGTTCGCATCGTCAATAACACCAACCTCGTGCTGAACCCGGGCTCGACGGTCGCCTACGAGTACGTGGCGTCTGCTCAGAACCTGAACAGCATTAACGCTGCGGCGGGCACCATCAATCTCGATACGCTCGACACGTCGGCGGTTCTCGGTGGGATCGGCATGGCGGTGGTGATCAGTGATACTGACCCCTCGCTCGACTACCTGGACGCGGAGCCCGAGGGCATCTACCGCAACCTGGGCTACGTCGACCACTTCGGCGTTGACCGCGGCGCCGATGAAGGCGACGCGACCGAGCTTCAGTCGGTGGTCTTCAGTCAGTCGACTGACGGCACTCTCGGTGACACCACCGAAGCCGACATGTCGCTGGAGCGCATCCAGCAGTGCTTCGACGCGGTGATGGTCACGAGCGGCAAAGAGCCCAACTGTATGCTGATGCACCCGGCGCAGCGCGCCAAGTACATCGGTCTGCTCAACGGCAACATCTGGTCCTACTCCGACAAGGCCCAGACCGGTGACGGTGGC